GCGCCAGCTGGGCGCCGCGGATGAAGAGCAATTCGTTTTTAACTTCTTTCCCTTGCTCGATTGGTTTGCGGCAGTACGTGCATTTCTTCTCTTGCATGACTCCCTCCGTTAATGGCTCAGGCCATTCCCCACGCCATTCAGAAAAACTTCGACCAGCAGATCGGTGGTGTAAGTGCGCTCAATACCACGATGCAGGTAGAGCTTTCCGCGCTTATTGGCTGATGCCGTCCAGGTGCTGTCTTTGTGCTTTACGAGCATGCCGGGCAGAACTGCGCCGCGGTTGACCGTCTGGGTGCCATAGTGCTGATGAACCATGATGATTCCCTCTCATTTGCCCTTGTCGCCAGGCTGGCGGAACATTTCTTTAACCTGATGCGCGTTAATCACTCCACCTCATCCGACTATTCATATGCCGTCGGCGGCTACTTCGTGGGCTCCATGCCTGGGTGGTTCGTGGTGCGTCTTGGTGATACTAGTAAATCACCACTTTACTATCTGGTCAAGCGTTGAAGTGATAAAAAGTACAGCGTTGCTTTACTTGGGTGGTTTGGGATATGAAATTGCGTGATTGAAGACAAAAAAAATCCCGACGCTAAGGTCAGGATCATGGAGTCCGGGGTGGGGATTGATGGCGGAGCTGGTGGATGAGGGTACAAAAAACCCGGCGCGGTGGCCGGGTTTTTTTATCTAATATTCCTGAAAATAACAAGTGGTGTCATACCATATGAATTACTACTCCGTCCGGCTAATCCTCTTATACCGGACAGCATCCCGTGAATGCCGTCTTTCATTGAATTTGGCTCAAAAGATAAAGTATCTATTTCATCTTCTTCCGCTTCGGGAAGTGCGTCAATGAAACCAATCACATACCACTCGCCTGGCAGACTCGAACCATATTTCAAAACCATATCATCTGGATTAATCGTCAAGTAGTCACGATTTATGGTCATCCAAATTGTTTGGCCAGCTTCGTTAATGAAATCAACCTGCAAAGTGTTTGGAACGATATTTAAAACCTCTTTCATCATTCCAAATGTTACACCAGGGGCAATGAATTGTTCTTCAACATTAAAATTGGATTTTTTGGCTTTCGGCGGCAGCTTTGGCTGTTCCATTTCCATCATCTTTGCGATAAATGGAACGCTTTTTTGGAGAACTGAGATGTCAAAAATTCTCATTCTACCCTTACACAAAACAGTGCTCCCTAGGCGCTCTCCATTGAGGTCTTTTCTTATCAGCCCGTTTTCATCAAGTTTATCAAGAAGGTTGATTGGCAGAGTCCAGGATGCATCAAAACTTTTTTCTTGAGTTTGGTTTATGGTTTCTTCAACGCCGGTTTTGGCCTTGACAATCCTTAAGTCAAACCCCGCGTCGGACATAGATTTATCAATTTCTGCCGTTATATGCTTAATGGAGGTTACGACACCTGGGCCATGCATCTGAGCGAGAAGGGAAGATGCGCGTTGATTATCGACATAAAGAAAATCATATAGTGAATCGGTGCTTTGTTGCTCTTGCTCCATTTTGCCATTCCTCTTTTGCTCTTTCTTTTTTTTCAGCAATTTTCCGTTGCTTTTCATCTATCTCATCAAAAAGTTGAACAAGCTCATCCTCGACCTCGTTAGGCACGCTGGGCTTGGCTTGTTTAAATAATTTTTTGAGCATGATGAACCCCCAAAGAGAACTGACAGCTTAAATTATGTTCTCTTTACGTTGCTAAAGCAACTTCCTACCCACCAAACAGGAGTTCCATAAAGCACTCCTTCACCCAAGCGTCTCGTCAGGCCACTACCAGCTATGCGCCGACCAGAACACCTTAATCCCCTTGCGACCTAATCCGCCCCTTCATGTACTTCTCATACAGCTCGTCCAGTTCCTTCAGGCGGATCGCGAAGATGCGGAGCATGTTCTGCTGCTCTTCTTCCGGCAGCTGGCGATAGAGCTCCAGTAGGCGCTGTTCGTCAGGCTTAAGGCCGTCTTTCTCACCAACGTCCTCGCCGAGCAGCCATGGCACAGACACGCCAGCAGCGTCAGCAACGGCCAGGGCCGACTCTTTGCTTATCTTGCCGGTTCGGAACCATCCGGTGACCGCTTGCTTACTGACATTGGCTACCTTGGCCATCTCTGTTTTGGAGAAGCCTTTGCCGTTCAATTCAGTCAGCCTGGAAATAAGGCTCTCGTTAGGATCTTTTTTATTCATGCGTGGATTGTAAACAATAGCTTTACCAGTTGGTAGGCAGGCGTGTATTGACTCAATGGTAAATTGGTGCTTTACTTTGCTCACTTAAGGAGGTCCTATGACTGGTATTGAAAATGCAATTCTCCGATCTGGCTCGGCCAGCGCGCTTGGCGCTTTAATCGGCGTTTCAAAAATGGCCGTTTCGTTGTGGCGCCGTAAAGGCATTCCTGCTGAAAGAGTGCTGCCAGTGTTTGAGGCCACCGGCGTAACTCCCCACGAACTGCGCCCCGATCTCTACCCAAACCCCACTGATGGTTTACCAAAGTAGGAGCACTAACAATGCAAACACAATCTTTTCAACAGAATAACAGAGCGCAAACAGAACGCCTGATATTCCAATATCACTTCAGCGGGGAATCAGGTGATAGCGTTGATCACCGTGCCATCTGTTCTGCTGTTCGTGCCTGGGCGGCAGCAGAGGGCCGCGTCGCGGTTGCCATGGCAATCAAAGAGGCTGCTGAGGAGGCTGAGCTGGCTGGGGTCGACACCTCCGGCAATTCCGACGTGTGGAATGTGAAGCTGTTTCGTTGGCTGGACCATGCAGAGAAATCAACTTCCTACCGCGCGAACGTCGAGCAGCTGGCACCGGTGATCCTTGCTGTCTTACCCCTGGCCTATCGTGATCGCGTTGTTCGGAACGACGATGTTGCGCTTCGAATCGCCAGAACGGTGAAGGAGGACGCCGAGGCTATTCAGGCCGTCATGCTCAAAGCGCCAAAGCAGGTTCGGCTGAAGGAGATCAGCGAAAAGATTGTCGCCAGCTTCTACTTGGATGGCCCGGACTCTGTGGCGCCATTGATGGCGATGGTGACGACGATGTTGGGCGGTGCTCTATGACGGGATCTAAAAAGGCGAAAGCCCTTCTGCGGGAACAGAAAGGACTCTCAGGTGCAATAACGTCAAGTAATTGCGGAGATCAGTATGTCAGCAACTAGTAACAAGGTAAACATCCAGCCAACCCACAAGTGCTCTTTTTGCGGAAAGACGAATGTCGAAGTCGCTGGCGTTCTCATCGCTGGGGATGGCGTTTCAATCTGTCAGGAATGCGTTTTTTTGTGCGTTGAGATCGTCTTTAAGCACTCCGCCAGAACTGACGAACCGACAGCAATTTAAGCATTCAGGGGTTTATATGCGTGATTACGGCAAGGTGCATACATCTTTTTGGATAAGCGATGGAATGCGTCGGGTTTCTGATGATGCCCGCCTGCTAGCGCTGTACCTGCTCACTGGGCAACACACAAACATGATTGGTTGTTTTCGCCTACCTGATGGATACGTTTCGGAAGACCTCAACTGGAAGCCTGAAAGGGTTTCGAAAGGGTTTGACGAGCTATCTCAAAACGGTTTCGCAACGCGTGATTCGGCCTCGAAATGGGTTCTTATTCTGAACTTCATGCGGTGGAATCCCGTAGAAAATCCCAACCAAGGCATTGCTGCTCTGCGTTTGTTTGCTCAGGTGCCGGAAAAATCCACTGTGAAGTCAGAGCTGGCGCGGGTCATGGCCGATGCGATAGCCCATATCGGAAGCTCAAAACTCAAGGGTTCCGAAAGGGTTCTTGAACGGTTCCTTAACCAGGAACAGGAACAGGAACAGGAACAGGAACAGGAACAAGAGAATACTTCGGGGCATGGCTCCGCCACACCCCCAGAGAGTGATGTTCCTGCCGGTGGCAATGCGCGCCCGAAAACAAACGCCTATCCAGATGACTTCGAGCAGGTGTGGGCGATTTATCCAAAGCGCGCCGGGGGCAACAGCAAGGCGGATGCCTGCAAAGCCTGGAATGCCAGAGTTAACTCAGGAGCCACGGTTCAAGAGTTGCTCGCCGGTACGCAGCGATACGCCGACTTCGTGAGAGCTACGGGAAAACTTAACACCGAGTACGTCAAACAGGCCGCAACGTTCTTTGGCCCCTCGAAACACTATGAGGAAGCCTGGAAAGTGACAGCGCCGTCAGGCGTTCGGGATCCCAATACCATCTCCCGTCCAGATAACACCATCCCACCAGGGTTCAGGGGGTAGCGATGAAAAACATGATTGGTACCGGCAGCGCGCTTGAGCGACTGAAGAAGTTCATTCCGGCCAGCGTACAGCCGAAATTTAACAGCGTCGAAGAGTGGCAGGCATGGCAGGAAGCTGAGGGCCGCAAGCGTTCTGAGGAGATCGACAAGCAGAATCAGCGTGCACGCTCGGAGAAGATTTTTGGTCGTGCAGGCATTCAGGCGCTGCACCGCAGCTGCTCGTTCGCGAACTACCAGGTGTCGGGCCCGGAGCAGCGCCAGGCGTACAGCATGGCGAAGAGCTACGCGCAGAACTTTGGCGGCGGCGGATTCGCAAGCTTCGTCTTCAGCGGCGCGCCCGGCACTGGGAAGAACCACCTGGCGGCTGCTATCGGTAACCACCTTCTGGCTGCTGGCCACTCCGTTCTGGTGGTAACCATCCCTGACCTGATGCTCCGTGTGCGCGAATGCTACGACGAGGGCCAGTCCGAATCGTCCCTGCTGAACGAACTCTGCAACGTCGATCTGCTGGTGCTGGACGAAGTCGGGATTCAGCGCGGCTCGAGCGGCGAGAAGGTGATCATCAATCAGGTAATCGACCGCCGGCTCTCCGCCATGAAGCCTGTTGGCATCCTGAGCAACCTGAACTACGAAGAGCTGGTTGCCACACTCGGCGCGCGGGTCGTGGACCGGCTGCGAATGGACAGCGGGATCTGGGTCAATTTCGACTGGGCCAGCTACCGCGGGAAAGTGACACAACTGCGTGCCGTGGGTAGCAGGGGGGTTGCAGATGGCCAGTAACAACCTCTGGACAATCATCCGCGCCATCCAGCGCAGCGGTGAGATTACCCCGCGGCAGGTTCGCCAGCTGCTGGGCTGCGACAGCAAAAAGGCATGCCGCCTGCTGGAACATCTCGTCTCTGCTGGTGCTGTGAAGAACATCGGCCAGCGCCGCCACCCGCTCTACGTCATGCAGCCGGGCGGTGAGACTCGCATTAAACCGATGCCGGTGGCGCGCCAGCGGCCCAGCATTGCAGACGTTTGCCGCCAGAACTGGCAAGGCTATCAGATCCACAAAATTATCGGGAGTGCACGGGCATGAGTGATTCACTGAACAACAAAGAGCTGGTGGCCGTTGGTCATCAGTTTGCAAAGGCGATGAGCAGCGACACGCCGATCCTCGACATTGCGAAGATGCTGTCTCGCCTGGCCGAACGTTTGGACTGCACCACCGCGGCGCTGCACGCCACCCAGGCTCAGCGCGATCAGCTGGCTGCGGAGAACGGGGTACTAAAAATTACAGGTAAAGACGTCGTGGACCACTGGCGTGCAGCTGGTTTAGGAAAAATGGAAGTTGAGATGATGAAATGCATGCCGGAATTGCGCAAGGCATTAGAAACACCAGCCACTGACGCCTTCCTTGCGGAGGTGTGGCGTGCAACTGTAACTCTACCCACCGGGTATTCAGTTCGCCCAGGGCATCCCATCAATGAAACAGAACGCAGCGTCATGATCCCCAAAGGTGACGGCCAATGGCTTTCTCGTTTCGATGTAGAGCATGCGCTGCGAATGGCTGGCATAAGCATCAAGGGGGAGTAGGGATATGAGCATCGTCTACGGCGTTGTACTCGGTGGCATGTTCTACCTGAACTATTACGCAGATTCGCAAAGCAAAAAGGCAGCGGTATTTATTGTTACTGCGACGATTTCATTACTTTTCGGCGGCCTGGCCGCAAAGGGGTACGCATGACCAAATTCACCAACGAGAAGTTAATTTCCCGCGCAAAAGCTCGCTTAGAGCATATGCAGGAAGCGATGCGGGACCACAGTGGTAGCCCGGATGCTTGCATGGATTTGCGCCTGGCTGAACTGGCATATGCAGCGGTAACAGCACCACAGTTACCGCAGCCAGCGGTGATGGATGAAAACGGCCTGCTTCCCTGCCCATTCTGCGGATCGCCTGCTGAGCATTATCCCGATGGTGATATGGAAGGTTACAGCGTGATGTGTGGGCACAAAAACGGAGATTGCGACTCCTGGATATTTGGGTTTGCAACTCCAGAGGAAGCCGAGAGGTCATGGAATACTCGCGCCGCCATGCTTCAGGGTGATCGCCGCGACTTAACGCATCCAGTAGACCCGCAAATTGCCGCTTACGAGAAAATCATGGAGCAGGCCGTGCCTGATGGGTGGGTGGCTGTGCTGGTTGAGCCGACAGAAGATATGGTCATTGCTGGTTTCGAGGCAGAGCTACGCGAAGAGTTCCGCGATCCAGAAGCATGGGAGGCATTCGAGGCTATGAGTGGCTGCGAGCAGGCGGCCACTCGTGCCAAGTGGTGTTGGGCTGCGATGATTGCGGCAAGACCGAAGTTAAAACATGATCTCACTTGAGTATTTAAATTTTTAGGCTCGCTATCATAGGGTGTTTTCGATTTTAGAGAACACCCTTAATTGATAACTAAATCAAAGGAATAAAGACAATTATGCCACAGCAGAGATCTACCTCCTTGAGAACCATTCCTCTCGACTTAGAGGTCAAGCAAGAAGCGGTAATTAATGGTATTGAGATGGGGGTTCTTGATAACGGGATTCCATACCTCACGCAGAATGGTCTTGCAAATGTGTGTGGTGTTCAGCGATTAAGGATTAAGGAAATTACTGACGAGTGGGCGCAGTCAGTCGAACATGGAATTTTTCGGAAAGGTAGGATGACATTCATTGGTACATACCTTCTCAATGAAGGGTTTACTGACGAAAAATTATACATTCCGATTATTCGCAGTGGTGTGGAGTATCATGCTTATCCAGATGTAGTCTGCATGGCAATCCTAGAATATTATGCATTTGAGGCCAGACAAGCTGAGAGCGAAACTGCCATTAGGTCATATCGTGAACTGGCGAAAAAAGGCCTTAAGACGTTCATTTATGAAGCCCTCAAATATCAGCCTGAGGATCCATGGCGACATTATCACGATAGGGTTTCACTCCTTAAAGATAAAGGCTCTGTCCCTGACGGCTACTTCATCATCTTTAATGAAATTGCAGGCATGATGGTTGATCTCATCAACGCAGGCTTGGCTATAAATCAGCATACAGTACCTGACGGAAGCGTTGGAAGTTGCTGGGCTCGCCACTGGAACAGCCAAGGGTTGGGACATGAATTTGGCGAACGAATAGACTGTGAGCATTACTACCCCGATGATTTTCTCCAAGCGCGATCTAATCCACAAATCATTAATGCTTATCCTGACGGATCGCTATCTGAATTTCGTCGATGGTTTAAGCATCAGTATCTTACGACCAAATTTCCCCCTTATATTTTGAAAAAGTCAAATGTTCTTCCTGGGGGGAGAGAGGATGCTACTCGCTTGATCGAAGCGTTCAAGCAGGCAGGCATTGAAGGCAAGTAACTACATGATAGGAGAATGCTCATGCAAGATTACATCGTTTTTGGACACGGGTATTATGGTGAAGTTAGGCAGGGTGACGATGATCTGGAGACATTTCAGGTTATATCAAAACCTGTAATGATGAAGGCAGGGGAAGCCACGCCACCCGGCGCTAATCTTCAACGTTTCTACCTTCAAGTTAATGTAATTGAGTACGAACGCCGCCATTACAACGTAGCGTCAGATCATCACGTTGCTGAAGAGGAGTTGAGGCGAGCCATAATGCATGAAAATCCTAAGCCTGTGCCACCTCGAGTAATTTGATTTTATAAAAATTAAAAGCCTCCCTGTGGGGCTTTTTTCTTTCTGACATACATCCATAAGCAGCAACGCCGTCCCGCCGCCGTTCGCTGAGGCGCTGGTGCGGGCAAACCTTCCGGAGATGTGCGAAGCAAGAGAGAGGGCAGCTTAATGGTTTAAGGCGAGAATGAAAACGCCGGGGTAATTCCCGGCGTTTTATGTGAGACGATGCTTTTTTTACGCCGAAATCATTATTTGATAAGTAACAAACAAACCAATACTGATGATTACAATCGCGGCGATGATATTGAAAACGATTTCACCAGGCGTAGCTGGTAGTTTCTTCCCGCCATATCCAGTCCCTCCGCTGTAGCCGCTTGAATAGGGAGTACTCGGTGGTGGCGGGGTGTATGTGCTCATATAGCTGCTCGAAGAACCATGCCTTGTTTTGGCGCGCTCATTTTCTTCGCAGTCAGGGCAATGGTTATTGGTGATAGTTCTGAAACAATTTGGGCAGGTAGCCATAGAAACACCTTTTTAAGGTAGTGAAACAACAATAAAACCGTCTACTTCATATTTTTTTAGTTTTTATGTAGTTCCATGTTGTGATTAGCTTCTTTTCGCCTTCCTTGGGCGTAGCTTTCACTTTTACAAAAGTAACAGCTTCATTCAATCCCCCTTTTTTAGTGGGCATTATGCCCGTCGTTAGGTGAGGCGATGGTGAGAGCAAGGCTGCCGGAGTTGTGCGCAGCGAGCGAACAAGTAGCCTGATTCATTCACTAAATGCCGTTGAGCCGCGGCATAAAAGAATTCGTTTTGCCCTGTCGCTTAAATTAGCGGGTCAACAACAAATGCTTTCGATGATAAATTCTTTCGCTCATAAACAAAAAAGAGACATGGGATGAAGAAAAAATTAATAGCTGTAGGCATTCTGCTTGGGTGTCATTTCAACGCAGCTTTTGGAGTTGATGTTGTTACGAAGGCTGTAGCGAGTTGCGATGGTGGATATACAGTAACAATAATTGATAATGGAGGTGATGAAAGCACCATCAAGTACTTCGTGGTAAAGGATAACATCCCTGTCGCACAGGGGCAGGGACTTTCAATGGTTCATAACCGAACCGCAGGCGGGTTGCAGGTTACCAATATCATCATACCTCCAATTCAGAAGTTTGATGCCTCGGCCAAGGGTGTCAAATTGGTCACTTACACCTATATCATTGAGTACCCTGTGACAGAGCAGCAAAAAAAGACGAATAAACAGACAGTTTCGCTTCTTATCAATAATGATTTGTTTAGCCAAGGCAAAGATGAAGTTCTTTATAAATGCTCGCAACTCATAACCAAGTCATCTTGATGCCACATATTTTGGGGTTAGGCTCTAGGAAATAGTCTGTTCGCTTAATAGGCGTAACGCCGCGTATACGCGGCGTTCTCGAACCCGATCGATTTACCGATCGATGCAATGATATTGATCTATGAAATCGATTAGATAATAGTCACAGCGCGGCAACTTATTCCCAACCTGACAAGATGTGTCACCTCGGCAATATACCCTCAATCACAGAGCGGCCCTCTGCACGCACGGCTCGAACAGTTTTTAATCAGATATTATCCCCAGTATTTCCTACGGTGACTGTTAAAAGTAACGATCATTTTTTGCGCGAAAGAGGCAGTAAAAATAATAAAAATCATATAGATAAATGAACTTGTGCAGACATGCATTTCATGTGCATACTTAAGCTAAATGGATAATTACTGTTTATGCATACAGTATTTTGTTGTATGGTTAAGATGCTACAGAGAAAAATGAATTTTTCTTCCGGCGAACCTATTAGGAAATTTGCGCCATTTGGTATTTTGGCTCTGTGGAGTGGAGTTCTCCCCGCCGGGAGAGGGTATTTGGTGATAGCAAAGTGAGGAGGTCGATGTGAAAGAAAAGCAGGAGCAGGGTGACTGGTACGACATTATTAGGCGTTCAGACGGCAAGCTTATTGGTTCTATGCCGTTTGAAAGCCGATGTCTCGTCTACACCAGGAATAGCATGGTTTCGTGCCGCCCGCTGCTGGAGGATGAAGGGATTTTTAATCTTTCATCCGGAACCCGTTTTCTTCGCCGCCTCGGCTACCACGTCAATCAACCCTCTGATATTATGATATCAACGGACTGAACACCCGTTGACCTGATGCGCCACGGAGAACACCATGGCGCAGTTACAACTTATCAAGCAGTCCTCAGGAATCCTGATCCCGGCCACGCCCGAGACCAGAGAATTACTGCAAACAAAAATCAAGCTCGGCGCCGTGCTGGTGGCCGACTTTAAACAGGTCCGCAACCCGGCTTTCCACCGTCGATTCTTCGCTCTGCTGAATCTCGGCTTCGAATACTGGGAGCCAACCGGTGGCGCTATCTCATCCAACGAACGCAAGCTGGTGACCGGCTATGCGAAGTTCCTGGCCTCGTTCGGCGGGAGCGAAGCTGCGCTGCTGGATGCTGCTGAGCAGTATCTCGAGCAGGTTGGCAGCCGCCGCATCACCAATGGCATCAGCCTGTGCAAATCCTTCGACGCCTATCGCGCCTGGGTGACCATCGAATCCGGCCACTACGACACCATCCAGCTGCCTGACGGCACCCTCCGGAAACATCCCCGCAGCATCGCCTTCGCCAATATGGACGAGACCGAGTTCCAGCAGCTCTACAGGGCCGCGCTCGATGTTCTGTGGCGCTGGATATTGTCCCGGGCATTCAGGGACCAGCGCGAGGCCGAGAAGGCCGCTGCGCAACTGATGAGCTTCGGGGGCTGACCAGATGGCTAAATCATGGTTCCACCACACCGAATGCACAACCGAGCAGGCCGATGAGCTTCAGCGGCAGTATCAGCGTCGCGGGGTGGCGGTCAAACGCAGCCTCAACCCTGGCTATCAAACATGGACAATCAGCGTAGAGCGGCAGGAGGTTAAGTACCTCGAGCCCACGCCGCGTACGTTCCGCCAAAAGGTCTGGGGGTGAGCATGGCTAAGAAACCCCGCCGTAAGTGCGCAAACCAAAGCTGCCGCGAATGGTTCCACCCGGCTCGTGACGGCCAGGTGGTCTGCTGCTACGAGTGCGCCACCGCCGTTGCCAAAGCGCAGACCGCAAAGAACCGGGTCGAGGCTCTGCGTGCTGAGAAGAAGCGCCAGCGCGAAGAGGAGAAGGCGAAGCGTGCGCGGCAGGCTGAACGCCGCCAGGCGGTGAAGCCATTAAGCTACTTCCGCGACCAGGCCCAACAGGCTTTTAACGAGTTCATCCGATACCGGGATCGGCATCAGCCATGCATCAGCTGTGGTCGATATCACTACGGTCAGTATCACGCCGGGCATTACCGCACGACTGGTGCCAATCCGGAGCTGCGCTTCAACGAGGACAACTGCCATAAGCAGTGTTCGGCCTGCAATAACCATCTTTCTGGCAACCTTACCGCCTACCGTCCGGCGTTGATCGCCAAAATCGGACAGGCCCGCTTTGATGCCCTGATGGGGCCGCACGAATTACCGAAATGGAAGCGCGACGACTACGTCAGGATCCGCGACGAGTACCGCGCCAAGCTCAGAAAACTAAAACAGCAGGTAGCAGCATGAAACCAGAACTGATCGAATCGCTTCGCATGCGCTGGCTGCGCCTCCGCATTTATCGCCGCCCGGGAACGGTGCTGGTGGACTATCGCATCCTTCGTAACTTTATCCGCATTTACCAGATGGCAGGAGCCGCAGCATGAACCTCGAAAACACCGTAAAATACCACTTCGCAAAGTCCACGATGATCAGCGACTCCCCGCGCGCCACTGCATCGGATTCATTGACTGGCACCGATATCATGGCTGCCATGGGCATGACGCAGGAACGCGCCGCCATGGGCTACAGCGCTTTCCTCGGAAAGATGGGGATCAGCAATAACGACCGGGAGCGGGCCATCGCGCTACTGGCTGAATACGCGCTGACCAAATGCGATAAGGTTGCCGCACTGCGCAAGCTGGACGCCGTGATTAAGCCACTGGTGATGCGCCAGCTGGCCGCCTTCGCTTTCGAGGACTATTCCCGCAGCGCAGCCAGCGTGAAACACTGCGATTGCTGCGCCGGGGCCGGCTTCATCCAGGCCGATGTATTCACCAATAAATTCCGCAAGCCGGAAGGCAAGATGACCGTGGCTGGAATGGTGAAGGTCAAAGAGTCCGCCAGGGTGCTCTGCAAAAAATGCAATGGAACAGGCCTGGTCAGCGCGGCATGCAGCGACTGCCGCGGACGCGGTAAAGCGGTAAGCAAAGAACTGACCGATCAGCAGGGTGTTCCGGTTTTGGCCGACTGCAAGCGTTGTGGCGGGAGAGGGTACGAGCGGATCCCTTCAACTGAGGCATACGCGGCCATTTGCCTGATCACTGATGCTATTAGCCTGGATACCTGGAAGAAATCGGTTAAGCCATTTTACGACCTGCTGATCACGAAATTTGATACTGAAGAAGCCTGGGCAGAAGCGCAGCTCAAGCAGATAACACGATAATGCTCACGAAAACGTCTTACGTTTCAATCGTGGGCTATTTACTTTTCCCGAATCTGTGTTAATTTTGTTCCAACGATGGGCATTGCGTGTTCACCGTTAAGAAACCCGCCACCGAGCGGGTTTTTTATTATTTGCGCCTTCGAGAGTTGCCCGTGAAATCACTGTTCCTAACCAGAATCAAGATTCTTAGGGAACCTCACACCTCTGGAGGCTCCCTCCGTTCTTCATGCAGAGTGCACTTCACGAACTTGTAATATCTACCTAACGACCAGGACAGGGCATTTCGCGTGCCGTACAACAGCCGCAGCATTCGAACCTAGCAGATATGTGGATATATCAGGTTTATGGGATGCAATAATTATTAAGTCAGCGTCTATCATATCAGCAAGCTTAAGGATCTGGTCCTTTGGCGACCCCGCCACTGCGTGTAGTTGTATTTTGTCAGCAGGAATTTTAAATTTCTTAACGATCTCATCCAGCTTTGATTTGGCAGCGTCCTGGAATTCTTTCATCTTTGGCATTTCTACTGAATATGCCAGGCCTAATGATGAGTAATACGGAAGCGAAGGTACAACCGTGAGAAAATGGACTTTTGCTGTGTTGAGGACTGCATGCGCCTGAACAAAGGGAATCACCATGTTTGTCAGGCTATCCTCGGAAACGTCAATGGGAACCAAAATAGAGTTATACATTTGACCCTCCTGTGTGTTTTTTGCACACCCCAAGGTTAGCCCCTTGATTGCCAGAAAACAGAGAGCCAGATGCCAGAACGATTAAAAAGCTGCGGTCAGATTAGTGAAAATAATTTAATAACTATCTTTTATGGATAGTGTCACGTAGAGTGCCTGGGTGGTGAATCCCCCTATGCGGTGGGGCGGCTAGACAGGCAGGTGAGTAACGCGGTTCTGTGGTCTGGCGCAGGGTCACCGGGAGGCACCCGGCATCACACCCACTCATGCACTTCTTTGTCCGGCTCTGATGTAGGTTATGTTGCGCACAGCAAGCCTGGATTCCGGTTTACATATCAGATAATGTCATCCTGATGAGTTCTGTCAGAGCTTGCAGAGGACAATCATTATGGAAGAAGGATTCTACTGGATACAGTACGGCGGCAGAGTTCAGGTTGCTTATTACACTGACGGCGAAACTGAAGACCTTGAAACAGGCAGAATCTTTACTGGTATCTGGCACCTTACACAAGGTGATGATATTTGTAATGACGGAGAGACTGAGATTTTATCAGGCCCGTTAACGCCACCACATATTTAAAAGAAACACCGGTGCATTTCAATATATGGTATAGGCTTATATTTGGTGAATCCCCCTGTGCGGTGGGGCAATCCAGTTAATATGTATGTACTTGCGGCTCGTATAACTGGTAACGAGTCACCGGGAGGCACCCGGCACCTATCTGAGTATCCGTGACTGTTTCAATTTATGCCTGCTTGTAAAAGCAGGCATTTTTTTATCCCCACTTTGAAACTGGTGCTATCTTTAAATTGTGAACCAGACCATAACCGCCCACCCGACATCCTGGTCGGGAAGTGACGCTGCTCGACACAGTTGTTGCACCGGGAATGGCCAAGTAACACGACTACCTACTTAAATTGTTTAATTAGTTAGGCCTGCTGAATAAGCGGGCCTTTTTTTATTTCAGACTCTCGGAAACCCCCATCAAGGTCTGTCGTTAATTCATCCGGCGAGCCTGAGCCCTACCCACACAGCACCCGCATCCTGGCGAGGTGAGAGAAATGTCCCGTATGAGCAAACTTGTCACCGGAGTCGCCCTC